CCTATCCCCTGTGTGCCTTGGCAGTCTCAGCCTCTCTATGGGCAGTCGGTGATCGGACATTCAGCTTTCCGAGGTATTCGAATGCGCTGCTCGCAGTGGTTCGAAAATGACGCCGCCTCAATGGGAAGCCAACCTGGTTGGTGCTGTCACTCAAGCCTACGCCTGCAAAGTTTTGTTCATGGCAGGCATTGGCGAATGGCGCTTTATCGGTGAACTGGCAGAGCTGGCGAGCTACACCATGGTTTTACTGCTCCGCCAGGTCCGCCAGTCCCGCCGTGACTTCATCAGCACCCAGTTGAAGCGCTGCAAGCCAGCGACCAAGACCAAGCGCGCCGACGTGTTTTGTGGTGCTTGGGTGTCGGCAGTGCGCCGACAGGTCATGGCGTTTGCTGGCAACGATGAGCCTTCACCAGCAACAACGGCATACATGCTCAAGCACCATTCAGAGACAGAAAAGCTTGATTGCCGCGACCGCAACGCCAACAAGGGCAATGGTATGCGCACCATGACTGACGCTATGCATGGCGTTCTCGCGGCTAGCGATGTGCGTCTCAACCATGGCGTCAACGGTCAGGAACAACTTGCCCTGCATTAAGAAGCGAAACCGCCCCGGCCTGCTGGGGCGGTCTGCCGGACGTGGTTGTCCGGTACTGATGAGCAGCCACCCATGACAGACGAAACACCTAAACAGCGCAAAACCCGCCTGGCACGCGAGCGTAAACGCGCCCAGCGCAAGCGCGAAAGAGACAAGCGCCTAGCCATGGGGGCCAGCAAGCTCAAGATGGAAATCTACAGCGGCACCTATAACGAGCTGGAACAGATCCGCATCGCCGGTAAATTCGACGAAACAGACCATGCGCTCACGATGACCATTCATGGTGTCGCCGCACTGTCCCGAACCGACCCGGCAGCGTTCCAGGTATTGATCAAAGGAGGGAGACAATGAGCACACGAAATCTGCAATTGAGCAAAATCCATATTGCCAAGAAAGACCTCGGCCTGGATGACGAAACCTACCGCGCCTTGCTGGCTCGCGTGGCAGGTGTGCGTTCGGCCAAAGACCTTACGCCACGCCAAACCGGCGCCGTACTAGCCGAATTCGCCCGCTTGGGTTGGGAGCCCGCACAAGTTAAAAAGCAGGGCCGAAAAGCACCGACAGCGGCGCCAGACCGGGCAAAGCTGGTGGGCAAGATAGAGGCATTTCTCGCCGAGGCCAAACGCTCCTGGGCGTATGCCGATGGCATGGCCTTGCGCATGTTCAAGGTTGAGCGGGTGGAATGGCTCGACCCTGGGCAACTGCAAAAAATGGTTGCGGCATTGACCTATGATGCCCGCCGACATGGGAGACCTGAGCGATGAACGAAGAACTGTTCCCGGATGATATCGATCAACTGGACGCCAAAAAGGTATTGGCGAACATGCAAGACCCCACGGTTATATCCCGCTGGGAGGGCTCATTGCGTGAAATGGTAGAAATCGCCGAGGCCAAGCTCCTGGTCGAAATTAAGCCAGGGGTGGAAGCCGCTGAACTGGCCCGACATGTTGTCTTTGCGATTTGCAGTGTGATGGGCGGGGGGCTGATTTATTTTCCTCGCGGGGATGCACTTAAGCGGGCCTTGCGAGACGCCAAAATCTATCGGGACTGGAAAGACAACAATACCCCGATCCCGGACCTGGTCAGCAAATACGATCTTGCGAACCAGACCATTTATGACATCATTCGCCGACAACGGGCTCTGCATCGCAAGAATGAGCCTGACCTATTTGGCTACGACGAAGATCAAGGAAGGAGTGTCCACTGATGACCCAGGTGCAATGGTTTTATGACGACAGCGGTTCTCGCGTAGGACCTGTCACCGAAAGCGATATCAAGGGACTGTTAAAAGTCAGCAAGATTGGCCACGGCACTCTTGTGTGGCGCACCGGTATGGCCGACTGGGTTCCAGTTGAATCGAGCGAGCTAAATATCGAACTAACTAACACTCCACCGCCGTTGAGGAAGGATCGTGTTTCCGATTTGTGGGTATGGTTGTTAGCTGTTTCGCCAATTGCGTGGTTAGCCGTTGATACCAGTGTATTGAATGCAGGATTTGTTGCGATCTGGGTCCTAACCGTTGCACTCTGTGCCTTGGATATAGGCAAGATACGACAGGCGGGCCATCAGGCTCCCGCTATTTGGTGGTGCGTGTTTGTTCCGGGCTATCTTTATTTTCGATCTAAACGTCTAAAGAGCAATTACTCTCCATTGATTGTCTGGACTCTGATTAACGCAGTATTGTTCGTCATACAGCGATAATAAGAACTTAGACACCCAGCCCCGCCATCGAGCGGGGCTTTTTCTTAAACCCCGCTGATACTCACCCCATTCCCACCGTAAGCGAAGCTGGCACCGTTCCCCCAACGGCAGGTTCGCACCATGCATTCCGCTCCCGCTCTTCCCAAAGTTTCCCGGCCTCGATGGCCGCGCCAGTTCGCCCAGCTCATTCTCGCCGCTGGTGATGATGCTGCGCGTGCGGTGTTATGGGCCAAGGTTCCGGCCGACTGGAGGGAGTTGGTGCAACTACATATTGCACAGGCTGACGGCCGCATCGAGCAGCATGTGCGCCAACAAGAGAAATTACGCCCCGCTGTAAGAACTATCACGCCGACCTTCGCCGAGTACCGGGCACCCGTCCATGTACCCGGCAACGCCGTGGTCGCTGCTCAACACCTGGCCGCATTGCGTGCCGCCATCCACTCACCGCGAGTATCCCAATGACTTCCATCGCACCGAAGCGGCGTCCCCGCACGCCCCGTATGACTTTCTGGGCGCTAATCACCATCGCCTTGCTGTTCTGCCTGGCCATCGTCGCCCCGACCAAGCTGCCTGTAGTCCTCTATAAATGTGGCCTGGTCACGCTGGGCTGCGTACTGGGCTACTGGCTGGATCGGGCGCTGTTCCCTTATGCCCGGCCGGACATGGTGCCCAGTTGCGAGCGCTCCATGGCAGGCATTCGCCGCGCTCTGGTCGTGCTGGGCTGCGTCCTCGGCCTGACCTTGGGGCTTTGACATGCACCGCTCTCGTTCTCTTCTATATATAGCTGCGGGTTGCATGGGCGCGCTGGTTACCATGGCCGCAAGCCCTCCGGTCAAGGCCGAGATCCCGGACCAAGCCGAGCGCTACCGCCGTGACCTGACCCGCATTGCCCAGGCCGAATGGGGCCTTGACGCCCCGGTGTCCACCTTCGCCGCACAGATCCACCAGGAAAGCCGCTGGAAGTTCGACGCGAAGTCGCCCGTCGGCGCGCAAGGCCTGGGCCAGGTGATGCCCTCGACCGCCACCTGGCTTGCCGAGCTGTTCCCCAAGGCCCTCGGCAAGGTCGAACCGTACAACCCGGTTTGGTCCATGCAAGCCCTTGTCAGCTATGACCGCTGGCTGGCGAACCGCATCCGGGCGCGGTCCCCCTGCGAACAAGGGGCGCTGATCCTTTCTGCCTACAACGGCGGTTTGGGCTGGGTAATCAAAGATCGCAAGTTGGCATCGGCTAAAGGGGCCGACCCGCTGACCTGGTTCAACTCCGTCGAGCGGTTCAACAACGGCCGTTCGACCGCTGCCTTCAAGGAAAACCGTCAATACCCGCGCTTGATCCTGTTGCGCTGGGAAGCCCTGTACGTCGCAGCCGACTGGGGCCAGGGGGTGTGCCAATGAATGGATTGCTCAACCTAATCAAGCCTGCCACCTGGTACGTGGGCGTCATCGCGGCAGTAGTGATCGGCCTGCACCTCAACTGGCAGGACGGCTATGACCAGGGTTACGCCAAGGCCTTGGGCGAAGGGGAAACAGCTATCGCCAAGCTGCGCCTAGAACATTCCCAGGAACAGCAACGTATCGCCGAGGCAACAGCTAAAGCCGCCAATCAGGCGGTTGAGGATCTGCGCGTTCAGCGGGATCGGGGCGACCTGCTCGCCACCCAGCTCGCCGATGTAAAGGAATCCTTTCGTAAGAATACCGACCAACTCAAGGGAGAGATTGCCCGTGTCACGACCCTGTATCGCCGCACCCTCAAGTCGGCACCTGAGCCTTTGCCTGCTGGCGTGTTCACTGTTGGCTTTGTCCGCGTGTGGAACAACGCCAACGGAATCGGCACCTCAGTGCCTGCCCAGCAAGCCCGACAAGCCGCCAGCGGAATTGCTACGCCGCCCGATGGAGCCGGAGCCGCTGACAGCCTCGACTCAGGCGTCACCCAGCCGCTTGTCCTCGCCAACCAGATTCGCAACGGCGAACTGCACAGTTCCTGCCGGGCTTCACTCAACCGCCTGATCGATTGGATCACTCAATGGAAGTAACTGACTTTGCCAGTCACCTGGAGGCGATCCACAACGAATCCTCCTTGGCGGCACATTTGGCACAACGTGAAGTATTGACCGGTCCTTCGGCCGAGTTCTGCACAGGAGAGGATTGCGATATGCCAATCCCGGAACAACGCCGTGTGGCCATACCAGGTGTGCAGCTTTGCGCGCAGTGCCAAACGCATCGCGAAAAGAGGGGCCGTCGATGACGACGATTGAAATGCCTGCGTGGCAACTGGTGAGTATTGCCGTAACCATCCTCGGCGCTTTCGCTGGACTTGTGAAGGTTATGGTCATGCAAATGGAGCGCCGACTGGATCAGCGCTTTGCAATAACAGACAAGGACAGTGAACGCCTGCGCACGCTGGAAATATCCTTTGAACGGCTGCGCGGTGACATGCCCGTGCACTACGTGCGCCGGGAAGACTACGTGCGCGGCCAAACCGTGATCGAGGCCAAGCTTGATGCGTTGGCCCTCAAGCTAGAAACCGTTCAACTAAAAGGACTGAAGCAATGAACATCGACGCCGCCAAAACGCGCCGGGAATCCCTGCGCTGGTACATCATCAAGACCCTGGACACCTCGCGCCCGGTAGATCCTCATGAGGCTATCGTGCTGTCCACCATTCAGGGCATCTATCCCGACGCCACCACCATGGAACTGCGTCGCGAACTCGACTACCTGGCCGACCGTAGCCTGGTGACGCTGGACAAAAAGCCCAACGGTGTGTGGATCTGCGGCCTGACCCACTACGGAGTCGACATTGCGGAATACACCATCGCCTGCAATCCAGGCGTTGCCCGCCCAGAAAAGTACTGGTGACCCCATGCCCCCGCGCAGCAAGGTTGCGAGTCTGCCTAAGTCGGTAAAAACCTGGTTCGACAAGGCCCTGGTCGAAAACAATTTTAGTGACTATGAAGCCCTGGCCGAAGAACTGGCGAGCCGTGGTTTTTCGATCAGCAAGTCGGCGCTACATCGCTATGGCCAGGACTTTGAGTCCAAGCTCTCGGCTTTGAAGATGGCAAGCGAGCAGGCCCGTGCTGTAGTGGAGGCGGCGCCTGATGAGGAAGGTTCGGTCAACGAGGCACTCATGCGCTTTGTTCAGGAACACCTGTTCAAGATGTTGCTGGCTGGAGATGACAAGTTCGACCCATACAAGATGGCCAAGGCGGTAGCCGAGTTGGGCAAGGTCTCGGTTGTGCAGAAAAAATGGAATGCCGAGTGGAAGGAAAAGGTTGAAACGGCGGCAGCTCGCGTTGATAAAATCGCCCAGAAAGGTGGCCTTACTCAGGCGACGGCCGACGAAATCCGGCGCGAGATCTTGGGGATGGCATCGTGAGCCTGCCCCTTGTCCTGGACAGCACTGCCACCTTGCTTGCCCCGGCAGCGCTGCTCGACTACCAGAAAGAGTGGATTGGCCTCCGTGCCCCGCTCAAGGTGGGCGAGAAGTCCCGGCGTATCGGTCTCACCTGGGCCGAGGCGGCAGACAATGTTCTGGTAGCAGCGTCAGAAAAATCGGCAGGTGGTCAAACCGTCTATTACCTGGGCTACAACCAGGACATGACCGTGGAGTACATTCAGGCCTGCGCCATGTGGGCGCGGGCGTACAACTACGCGGCCGAACAAATAGAAGAAGGCATCTGGCCCGATAGCGACCCCGACAAACACATCAAGACCTATACCATTGGCTTCCCCAGTGGGCACCGTATCGTCGCGCTGACCAGTCGCCCGTCCAACTTGCGGGGCCGTCAGGGTATTGTCGTAATTGATGAAGCCGCGTTCCACCAAGACTTGGCCGAGCTGCTGAAAGCGGCACTGGCCCTGCTAATCTGGGGCGGCGAAGTCCATGTGATTAGCACCCACGATGGCACCGAGAATGCGTTTAATGAGCTGATCAACGACATCCGTGCGGGTAAGCGGAAGGGTGTGCTGTTCCGCTGTCCCTTCCGCCAAGCCGTGGCAGATGGGCTCTATAAGCGCGTCTGCCTACGCAAAGGCATTGAATACAAGCCCGAGGAAGAAGCCGCATGGGTCCAGGACGTTTATGACTTCTATGGCGATGCGGCCGACGAAGAGCTGGACTGCGTACCGTCCCAGGGCGGCGGTGCTTTTCTTAGCCTGGCCCTAGTCGAACAGCGCAGTAACCGCAATGTACCGGTGCTGCGCCTGGCGTATCCGCAGGGTTACGAAACCATCGCCGAACACCTGCGCCTGGCCGAGTCCCTGGAGTGGTGTGAAGAGCATTTGCTCCCGCTGCTTTCGGCGATTCCGCTGGACGTTCAGAGCTTCTATGGCATGGACTTCGGTCGCTCCGGCGACCTCTCGGTCTTCTGGCCATTGCTCAAAGAACAGAATCTGCGCAAACGCACGCCATTTGTGGTCGAGCTGCGTAACGTCCCGTTCAAGCAACAACTCCAGATTAAGTTTTACATCATTCGTCGCTTACCCAACTTCCTCAAAGGCGCCGACGACGCCAGGGGCAACGGCTCGCAACTGTCGGAAGACACTGCCGTCGAGTTCGGCTTCAACCGCATTGAGCGTGTCATGCTCACCGAGGGCTGGTATCGCGACAACATGCCGCCGTTCAAGGCCGCCCTGGAAGACGACAGCTTCTATGACATCCCGGCTGACAAGGACGTGGTTAGCGACGTGCGTGCCTTTCGGATGGTCAAGGGCGTGGCTCGCATCCCCGAAAAGCGGACCAACGAAAAGGGCGAAAAGTCCGGGCCAAAGCGTCACGGCGACGCGGGTATCGCGGCCGTACTGGCCGAATATGCGTCCCGTCAGGATGTTGAGATTTTCGAATATCACCGCGTCCAGCCCGCCGCCCAGCATGATCGTGAGATCAAGCAAGGGGCTGGGTGGCGCTCTCAGAAAGGCATTTGGTAATGGCTCAATCCCGCATCGTCGACCAGTACGGTCATCCGATCCAGTACGACAAACTCACGCAAGAGCTGGCTGCAGCCCGCACCACCGGCATTCGCCAGATCTGGCACCAGTCGGTGGCTAACGGCCTAACGCCCCAGCGCCTGGCGAGTATTTTGCGGGCCGCTGCCGAGGGATCGGCCAATGACTACCTGACCCTTGCCGAAGAAATGGAAGAGCGCGATCTGCATTACGCCTCGGTGTTAGGCACACGCAAGCTGGCAGTGGCTGGATTGTCCGTTCGGGTCGAGGCAGCGAGCGACGATCCCGAGGACGTACGCCGGGCCGATCAGCTCAAGGAGCTGGTTGACTCTCCCGAGTTCGGAGAACTGCAAGCGGACCTGACCGACGCCATGGGCAAAGGCTATGCCGTCTCGGAAATCATGTGGGACCGTAGTGGTAAGACTTGGAATCCTGAGCGTTTTGAGCCCCGCGATCAGCGATTCTTCCAATTTGACCGTGAAACCGGCCGGGAGCTGCGCTTGCTCGATGAGGCTGATCCGATCAATGGTGTTGCCCTGGCACCGTACAAGTTCATTGTGCATCTGCCGCGTATCCGCTCTGGTCTGCCGATCCGGGGCGGTCTGGCGCGTCTCGCGGCTGTTGGATACATGTGCAAAGCCTGGACTTGGAAGGACTGGATGGGCTTTGCTGACATCTTCGGCATGCCGATGCGCGTCGGCCGATACGGCGCAGGTGCGAGCAAGGAAGACATCAGCACCCTGATGTCAGCGGTGGCCAACCTGGGCAGCGATGCAGCAGCAGTGATCCCGGACAGCATGCGCATTGAGTTTACCCAGGCCGCCAATGTGAGCGGTGCCGGGGACTTCTTCAAAGGGCTGGCCGAATGGTGGGATAAACAAGTCAGTAAGGCCGTGGTTGGCCAGACCATGTCCACCGATGACGGCTCCAGCCAAGCCCAGGCAACGATTCATAATGAAGTTCGTATAGACCTGCTGCAAGCCGATGCCAAGGCCGAATCCAACACCTTGAACCGCTACTTTGTGCGGCCCTGGTGCGATCTGAACTTTGCACCTGGTCGTCCGTATCCCAGACTGATCATCGATGTGCCAGAGCCTGAAAATACCAAGATCCTGATCGAGGCACTCGAAAAGCTCGTACCGCTGGGATTGAAAGTCGAGCAGTCGGTTATCCGCGACAAGCTCAATATCCCGGCTCCGGCCGAGGGCGCCGAGCTATTGGGCATCCCGCCGCCTGTGGCCACGCCTGTGCTGGCCCAGGCTACTAACAGCGAGCAAATGCCAGCCAAGCTGGTGGCAATGCCGGACATCGTGGATAACCAGGTGCGGACGCTAGAGCGGACGGCGGGGGGTTATATGGATGACATGGTCGAGCAGATCAAGGAACTGCTCGACACCGTCAGCAGCTTGGAAGAGTTCCGAGATCGGCTGATTGAAGCCTATCCAGCGATGACCACCAACCAATTGGCCGATGCGATTGCTGATGGCCTTGTGGCCGCCAGCCTGGCTGGCGCGATGATATTCTGAGAGGCCTGTAACCATGGCGCTCTCACACGGCTCCTTGCCATTCAAAGAACAGATCGACTACTTCCGTGGCAAGGTCGACCTACCGACCCGCGCATGGACCGATGCTTACGCCGCTGAACACGACTATGCCTTCGTCGTGGCGGGTGCTGCGAAACGGGATCTGCTGACCGACCTGAGGGGGGCCGTAGAGAAGTCCATCGCCAGTGGCACCACCCTGGAGCAGTTCCGCAAAGACTTTGACCAGGTCGTCGGTAAACACGGCTGGCAGTACAAGGGCGAGCGCGGTTGGCGCACCAATGTTATCTGGGAAACTAACCTGCGCCAGTCGTACAACGCTGGCCGCGAAGCCCAGATGGCCGACCCGGAGCTACGCAAACGCCGTCCCTATGCAGTCTATCGTCATGGCGACAGCGCACACCCACGACCAATGCACCTGTCCTGGAACGGCATCACGTTGCCGCTCGATGACCCATGGTGGGCAACTCATACCCCGCAAAACGGCTGGGGCTGCAAGTGCAAAAAATTCATGCTCTCGGTCAGGGACGTTGAGCGCCAAGGGCTGACGATTGGTCCGGCACCGGCCATTGAATGGGAAGATCGGGTCATTGGCAAGAACAGCCCGAATGGTCCAAGCACCGTGCGAGTACCCAAGGGGATTGATCCCGGCTTTGAATATGCACCTGGTCAATCACGGTTGGCCAACCACGTGCCCCAGCTGGGCACCCGCGACTTGATACCTGCATCGTCAGCCGCTCCGGCACCGACAATAGGTTTACCCAACAAGCAGCCAAGCGGACCTTTACCGCAACCCCGGCAGGTCCCGGCAAAGAGTCTGCTCCCGGCCAAAACACCTGCCCCTCAAGCGGTGATGCAGTTCCTGGGCGAGTTCGGGGCTACCGACACCACCCCAGCAGTGTTCCGTGATGTGACCGGTGATGCCCTGGTCATCGGGCGGGAGATGTTCAGCGATGCCAAAACAGGCGCAATAGCGTTGGCCCAACAAGTCAAGGCTCGCGAGTTGCCATTGTTGGCTGAAGCCATTAAGGCACCTGATGAGATCTGGGCGCGCTTGGAATGGCAGCCAGACCAAGGCAAAGCGGTGTTGCGCCGTCGTTACCTGGCGCACGTCCAGGTCAAAGGGAAGACTGATCCAGCTGTTGCTGTATTCGACCAGGGCGCAGATGGCTGGACCGGCGTTACAGGGTTTGTAGATGACAGTGAGCAGTACCTTGAGGCATTGCGCCTGGGTGTCCTGCTTTACCGACGTACCGAATAGAGAGCAGACATGGCTGGTTCAATGCTTGAGGTATCCGTCGATACAAGCCCAGTAGGCAAAGCTCTGGACGATCTGGTCGAGCGACTGGGCGACCTGACAACGCCGCTCAATGACATCGCGGAATACCTGCACCAATCGACTGATGACCGCTTTCGTCAGCAGGTCGCTCCAGACGGTTCGCCCTGGGCGCCACTTGCCCCCTCGACCCTGGCGCGTAAGAAAGGAGGTCGCATCCTGCGCGACAAGGGCACGCTCCAGGATACATTGCGTCACAACGTCAGCCGCAATGAACTGTCGTTCGGTACAGACCGCGTGTACGGCGCCATCCACCAGTTCGGTGGCAAGGTCCAGCATGCAGCCAGATCACAGCAGGTCTACTTCCGTCAGGGCAAAGATGGCTCAGTGGGCAACCGCTTTGTGAAGAAGAGCAAGTCCAACTTTGCGCAGTGGGTTACCCGTGGTGCTCATGACTCCGAGATCAAGGCAAGACCCTACCTGGGCCTATCATCAGACGACGATATCGAGATACTGGCGATCATCCAGGACTATCTTATGGAACCAATAACAGAGTAACGACGCAGAATCACGTAGGCGCTCTAATAGCGGCTTACAGGTACATCCGCCGCCTGTGGATTAGCTAAACAGCGTTAGACCTGCGTTAGATTCAGTTGTAGCAGTATTGATAACGTCTTCGCGAGACCGCTACCCCCACTCTTTGCGTATAGAATGGGTTGACGTTACATTCCCTCGCAGCCTTCCCCTAAGGCGCAAATTCTTAAACCCCGCTGATACTCACTCATTCCGCCTAGCCGCACAGACTGGCGGCATGAAAACTCAACTCGCCGCTAACTCAGAAATTTACAGCTCCGTCGAGCTTTCCGATGGGAAGGCTCCCGACTGGGTTGAACTTATCCCCGCAGGTCCGACCGTCACCGGTCGCGATGGCCGCGCCTGGCTGTTCGATGACATGGCCTCCGAACTGGTGCAGTCCAATTTCATCAGCCGAGCAATCGATCTGGTCATTGACCGGGAGCACGCCACACAGCTCCGTGCATCCGTTGGCCAGGAAGCCCCAGCCGGTGCCTGGGTCAAACAATTCGAAGTCCGCAATGGCGCTCTGTGGGGCCGCGTTGAATGGACGCCTCGCGGTGCTGCTCAGGCTCGAGCCAAAGAGTATCGCTACCATCACCGACTGCCCATAGAGAGGCTGAGACTGCCAAGGCACACAGGGGATAGG